CTCGTCCTTGGGGAAGGCCATGGTGTTGCCCGTGATCTCGACGTTGTCGGTCAGCGGCAGCAAGGAGTCTTCACCCAGGGAGAGCTGGAAAATTTCTTGAGCGAATTGGGGCGGCACCAGAAAGCCCCCGTCTTGCGCCGAGCCTTCGCTGCCAAAAGAGGCAGGGGCGACGGCACCTCGACCGGAGCCAATCAGGAGGCGCTCGTCGATGGCGCTGCCGGGGTTTTGGGCCTGACGCACGGTTTTGAGGAAGTCGCCCACGGTTTTGAAGCCGTGCTTGGGGTCGGCTTCGAGGTTGTCGGTGACGGAAATCACCGTGGCGGTGTGACCATGGGAGACTGCTGAATGGGCCACATTGGTCATATGCGCCTCTTCGGCGATCAGGGCAGCCTCGCGGTCGATGGCTGCTGATGCGGCCTCGATCTTGGCCTTAAGGGCGTTGAACGCATTCAACTCCTCATCGGTCATGTCGCGCTCTTCAGATGCGGCGATATCGGTCAGGGCACGGGCGTCCTTGACCAGGGTGGCTTTGCGAGCTTGAAGCTCGCGCAATTGCTTACTCATTGGTGTTGCTCCAGATATGAAAAAGCCGCCCAGGCAGCAAGCACAGGGCGGCGGTTTGAGGCGCGACCAACGGGTCGCAGGTGGTCGGCAGCCCTCAACGGAGGACTGCTGAATTTGGGAAACGGAATCTGTTCGAAGTCAGATCAGCGCAAGCGCTGCTCGGGCCCGTCCAAGCCGGGATGCACCCGGTGGCTTTTGAGGGACGGCCGACTTTTGCATCTTGGCCAACACATCGTCAAAGGTGGCAATGCCGTCCACCATCTTGGCGGCAAGCGCCGCATCGGCGCCCAGCACCCGGCCTTCGCCCATGCCATCACGCACATCGCCAATCGAGACGCCTCGGCCCTTGGCCACGGCATTGATGAAGGCGTTGTAATAGTCGTCCACGCGGGACTGCATAAAGGCCTGGGCCTCAGGATCCAGCGGCACATACGGGTTGCCCTCGACCTTGAACTTGCCTGCCGAAATCAAGGTGGGTTTGACCCCCTCCTCTTCCAGCGCCTTCGAGTAATCAAAGTGGGCCTGCCAGACACCGATGGAGCCGACCTCACCACCCGGTGTGACATAGAACTCACCGGCCGAGCAACCGATCCAATAGGCGGCCGAGGCGGCCAGGCTGTTAGCCACGGCCACCACGGGCTTTTGGGCCCGGGCTTTGACGATCTCAGCGGCCAACTCGGCCACACCGTAGACGCTGCCGCCCGGGCTATCGATGTCGATCAGGATCTGACCCACCGTGTCATCCGCAAGGACTTGTCGCAATGCGCTTGTGAATTTCTGGGTACTGGTGCTGCCCGGCCCCGAGATGTCATCGACCATGTTGCCGCGCTGTGTGACCACACCATACAGAGGCAGGACCGCGATGCCAGCTCCGGAATGGGAAGTGGCACGGTCTGTTGCGAACTGTTTGCGCGTATCGCGCAGCACCCGGTCCGCATTGATCTGAAACAGCGTCTCGTCGCTGTGGGGCACGTCAGAAGACCAACGGGTGAGGACAGCAGTCATCGCCTGCAGACGCTCGGGCATCAATGCCCAGGGCGTGGTCAGAAATTCAGAGATCAGAAGTTGCTTGTTCATTCATGCGTTCCAAGTTCGATGAGCGCTTGCGTCAGTGCATGCTCACCGGTAGGTATTTCAATGTGGGCGGCCCACTGCTCAACTCGTGATGGAGTCAAGCCGAAGGTCTCAGAGATCAAATTCACTTCTTTGGGTCCGATCGCACCGGTCCTGCTGATGCGACGGGCCAGTCGCTGTGCATTGACATGAACCAAACCCCGCAGCCTCTGGCGAATGGCTTGATCAGACCCGGGGGCTGCGTCAGGTGCAGCCTGTGCGTCTGCCTCTTCACCTACCTCAACACTCTTTGATTCCAGCGCCTCGGCCGCGTCTTCTTCGACCATGTTGAGCGGGCGAAGGGGCTGATCCAGTCCAGAAATCGGGTTGAGGTTCTCGGCGATGCGGGCCTCGTTACGGGTGAGCCAGCCGTTTTGGATGCCGCTTTGGTAGTAAGCCGAGCGGCTGGCCGCGTCACCACGCATCAGGTTGGCGAAGTCAAACTCGATTTCAAGCTCATCGCCGTCCAGCATCAGGTCTGCTTCGATCGAAGCCTCCCAGCGCTCGGCCCAGGGCGTCATGGTGTGCATGACGAACTCCAGGCTCTGCTGCTCGATGTTGGAGAACGTCGCCCGATCCAGGTCCGCGATCATGTGCGGCGGCACCCGAAACAGGCGAGCGATGTCCGTGATCTGGAACTTGCGCAGCTCCAGGAACTGGGCGTCCTTGTTGGTCACGCCCACCTCATGGAACTTCATGCCGTTTTCCAGCACAAGCACCTTGCCCCGGTTGGCGCCGGACTGGGCGGCCTGGTAGGACTCCCTGAACACTCGCTTGGCCTCTGCGTCCTTGAAGTTACCCGGGAACTCGATCCAGCCCCCTGTGGGTTTGGCATCGTTGTTGAAGAACCGGGCGCCATAGTCCTGCGCGGCCAATGCCATGCCAAGGCTCTCACGGGAAAGCTCGATGGGACTCAGGCCCAGCAAGCCATCCGAGGACAAACCCCGCAGGTGCCAGACCTCGCCACGGGTCAGGACCAGCTCATGGCCTGCCTGGTTCTGGATCCGGTATCGGTAGTCACCTTCAGTGAGCAGTTCCATTCGCACCCGGTCCGGATGGATGGGAATCAGCTCGGTGATCTCGCCCCGGCCGTTGGCCAAAATTTGGCAGAAGGCATTGCCACGCAGGGCCAGGTGCCCCTGCAGCATCTCGCGCCACTCGAACGGGTTCTGGTACCGGTTGGGCTTCTTGCCCAGCAACCGGTAGAGCCAGTGGTCCGTCACCCTGTCCTTGCCGCCATCTGCTCGAGCCCGGTAGACCACCAGTGGCAGCGAGGCCATGGTCTCAGACAGGATGCGCACGCAGGCATAGACCGCTGCCAGGCGCATGGCCGAATCGGCCGAGACGCGCATGCCAGAGACGCTGCGCACCGATACAGGCTCAAAAAAGAAATCGCCCCATGGGGAGCGATCACTTGTGGAAGCCTTGAATCGGTCAAAGAGGTTGAAGATTCCCATCGGTAGTGTCAGAAAACGCGCCTGCCGTCTCGTTAGAGCAGCATCAGCTCGTAGTCGGATCCCAGCACCACCGAGTCCCCCGGTTTGATCGCCCGTGAGAGGGCCATGATCAGTGCCACGATGCCGTCGATCTTGTTTTCTGGCCTTTCCTTCCTTGGATAGATGTTGTCTTTGACGTCCGTGTGGGCAACCACGTTGCTGGCCATCCAGGCCAATACCGGGTCGCCGTCATGGACGAGCTTCTTTTGCAGGACCAGGGCTTCGAGCGTCTTCATCGGTTCGCTGAAATTCAGCACCGTGGGACGTACCTCGATCATGGGCAGGCCCTCGGACAACATGCGCGTGGACAGCTGCGTGGCCTGAAACGGATCGAAGGCCACGGCTTCCACGGAAAACCGCGACGAGATGTCCAGCAAATCGGCTTCGATCCAGCTGAAATCGATCACGTTGCCCGGCGTCACCGACAGGCGACCGGTATGGGCCCAGCCCTCGTACTGGCTGTTGCCCGCTGCCTGGACCGTGTCCTCAGGCAGGTAGTACTTGCCAAACACCGCGTATGCGTCAGGTGTGTCGGGGTGCTCGAACACCATGACGAGCGCCGCAATGTCCGTCTTGCTGGCCAGATCCAGACCGAGCCAGCAGGGCTGGCCCAGGAACTGATCGAGCTCGAGATCGGGGTTGGCACTGGCATCCCAGGACCGCATGTCCATCCAGGCCGTGTCTGCACTCACCCATTCGTTGAGGTGCTTGGTCTTGAAGTTGTTGACCGCACTGGGCAACTGCATGGCCTTGGCCTGCAGGGGCACCAGGATCTCCTCGCGCACAGAGATGCCCCAGTTGGGGTTGGCTTTGATGAGAGAGTCCTTGGCGGCCCAGTCATCACCCTCATCGAGCCCGTAGATGATTCCGAACTGGGAGTCGTCTTCGAACACCCGGTTGAGCAGCTTGGTGACAAAGCTTCGGACTTCGTAGCAAATGCCCGATCGATTGCTGCCAGCCGTGGTGATCACCCACAGCAGTGAGTTGTCCCGCTTGCCAGTGCCGGTTTCCACCACGTCATAGACCGTTCGGGTCTTGTGAGCGTGCAGCTCGTCAATGCAGCCGAAGTGGATGTTCAGGCCGTCCAGCGTGGAGCCTTCAGCCGATAGCGCTTCGAACTTGGAGCCCGTCTGCAGCACATGCATGTTGTGTGCCCCGACGTTCACCGCAAACCGGTTCCGAAAGCCCGGGCTCAGGCGCGCCATGGTCTGGGCATCGCCAAAGACGATGCGAGCCTGATCGCGCGTGGTGGCCAGGGAATACACCTCGGCGCCGCCCTCGCGGTCAGCTGCCAGCATGTACAGACCCACCGCCGATGACAGCGTGGACTTTGCGTTGCCCCTTGGCACCTCGATGTACGACCGCCTGAAACGGCGCTTGCCGTCCGATTTGACCCATCCGAATACCGTGGACAGGATGAACACCTGCCAGGGCTCCAGGACAATCATCCGGCTGGCCAGTGGTCCTTTCACGTGAGGCAGGCGTTCAATGAAAGCGCACAGGTTGTCGGCTGGCCTGTAAGGCCTGCCGTAGCGGTCCACCAGTTCAGGATTGAACTGGTAGATGCTGCTCTTGCGTTTGAAGCGAATCAGGTCATCGAGTTGGCGCTTGCAGGCCTTCTGAACCCACTCGCAGGTCAGGATCTCTCCCGATACGACGCGCTGTGCATATTGCTTTGCGCTGGCAGCGTAAGTGCTCATCTGTCCTACCCAACAATGTCCTCCCAGAGATCGAGCTCTTCGCCCGGTCGCTCGTTTGGAATGGAGATGCGCGAACGAGACGCTGGAGTGAACCCCATCTCGATCGCAGCCTTGGTCATGATCTGTGCCTGCTTGTTGGCAATGGCCAAGTACGGCGACTGCATGGGCACACCGCTGTGGGGCGCCTTCACCAAGAGCCCCGTTTTGCCGATGCCTGCCTGGGCCTGTCGGTACAGGTCTGCCGCGCAGGCCCAGATTTCCAGCACGGACATATCCAGCTTGCGAATCAGGGTGGGCGGCGCACATTCAAGCGCGTAGCGCCAGGCAGCCTTGGCACCCTCAGGCATGTAGTCCGGAGGCTCGACCAGCAAGCCCTCTGGGATGGGCTCGTGGTAGTTGGTCCGGCATGGCTGCAAGGTTCCCTTGATCTGCTTGACTTGAGTCGGCAGTGGCTTGCGTCCACCCATAAATCACCCGCTTGGTTTGATGTTCATCTGATGCACGGCCTTTGCTGCGCAGAGTCTTTGGAAAAGGGGATACCCCCCCTTGTTCAATTTGCACGCACAAAAATTTGCGCAAGCCCACGCATCTTGGGCACTAGTCTGTAGAGATTCAGACCCCCTACCCCCTCAGAACGGGGCCTGGTTGCGCAGGGATGCCGTCTCTGAGGCGGTCTTGGCGTTGTGACAGGGCACGCACAGGCTCTGCAGGTTCGCTCGCTCAAAGCGCTCACCGCCAAGCTTCACCGGAACGATGTGATCGACCACCTTGGCTGGTTGCAACAAGCCCTTGGCCTGGCACCTGCAGCAAAGCGGGTTATCCCGTAACACCGCTGCACGTGTGTTGCGCCACCTGGCCGATTGATAGAAGCCGAGCTCTATGTCGAACCCACGCCGCGCACGCCCGTACTCACGGTGCACTTGGGGCTGGTGATTGGTGCAGTAGCCGGGGACGTTCAGCACTTGCGCGCAACCCGGATATCTGCATGGAGTGGGCGCACTTCGCGGCATCTCAATCGTCTTTCAAGGAATAAGCGACAGCTCAAAAAATTGACTTGGCTTCATCTTGATTCAGAGCGTCAATGCTTCACATCCAATCAACACAAGGAGAAAGCGCATGAAATCAAGCCAAGAAATCGACCAGCTGTTCAACCGCATCGCGAACGAACACCTCTACATCGAAACCCTGCAAACCCAGCACAGAGACCGGCTGGACTTTCACGAGGTGGCGGTGTGGGGCATCAAGTGCGCGCTGGCCGCAGCCTACGCAGAAGGGATCGCAGCAGGAAAAAAAGTAAAAGCACCAAGGAGCAAACAATGCAACTGACAGACACCCAGCGCGCGCTGCTCGAAGCAGCTGCCAAGCATCCACAAAAGAAACTGGTGGACTTTCCGGAGAACCTCAAAGGAGGAGCCCGCATGAAAGTGATCACCGCCATGATCAACACGCAGTTGATTGAGCCCTGCGCCGATGAGCCCAACGTTTACATGGCCACGCAAACGGGCTTGCAAGCAATCGGCATCGCAGCAGAGCCGGCAACGCCAGTCACGACACACGCTGCACGTACAACACGTGAGGGCACCAAGCAGGCGGTATTGATTGACCTGCTCAAGCGTCCCGAGGGGGCCACGTTGTCGCAAATGACCGAAGCAACCAAATGGCAAGTTCACACTGTACGCGGGGCAATGGCTGGCGCGCTCAAAAAGAAGCTGGGGCTCGCGATCACCTCAGAGAAGCAACCCGGCACAGACCGCATCTACCGGATCACCACGACAACCGTTTAAGGCTCACATGAAACCCATCATCTTCACCATTGAATCCAAGCCCATGACCATCCTCTTTGATGACCGCGAATTGCAAGTTCAAGAGCTCGGCATCCCGCTGCCCTTTGGCAGAAAGCCATCAGGCATCTCTGAAATCGCCGCTGTCGGTGCCGACGCGGTCTACGTGACCGACATCCGCGAGATGGAGCCTGAAGAGTTCGACGGTTTCACGATGAACCTGCACAAGAGTCGCGACTGGCTCAAGGGCAAAGGAGGTTATTACGGTGATGGCAGGCTGTGTGTTGCAGTGCACGCGCCCGGTCGTCCCTACCTGTTCATTGATCCGTCTGGCGGAGATAACGTCCGCTATCTGGCGCGTCTTGGCTGATCAGTCTCAGATAAGCAACTGATCAAAAAGATTTGATGAATCGCTTTACTTCGTCCCCAAGTGAAGCGTTCATTGAGGCATCGCAACAAGGAAAACCCATGCACATCAACACCACACTAACAACGCAAAACGAAGCCTGGGGCTTTTGGGGAACGATGGGTGGTCACGCCTGCGTGGCCTGGCCTGTCGCCATGCAGCAGATCGCCGAGGTCACAGGCGAACCCCTTGAATCGGTCCGGGCATTCCTGGACAGCAAGCAAGGCAGGCACTTCGCCGACTCTGTGCAGGATGCCCGCGCCAGTGGCCTTACGATCGACGCTGCTGTCGCCCAAGCCATCGCCAAATGGATGGACTGGAAGATAGGCCGCATCACGGCGCGGGAAACTGGCATCCCACGAGGCCTGCCCTACCTGACCGGCTTTGTGATTCACTGTGGCTTGGATGAGGTCTGCTACTGAGCCACAGGCTCGGCATTTTTAGATTCTGCGGCATTGGCGAATGAGACGCCATCGTCCTCACGTACCGCCTGCTGGCCGGTGTAGTCCTCCCAGCGTTTGATGATCACATCCACGAACTTGGGGTCGAGCTCAATGAGGCGCGCCTGACGCCCTGTCTTCTCACTGGCGATCAGGGTGGTGCCCGAACCCCCAAACAGGTCCAGAACAATGTCCCGGCTCTTCGAGGAATTCTTGATGGCCCGCTCGACCAGCTCGACCGGCTTCATGGTCGGGTGAAGGTCATTGACCCGGGGCTTGTTGTAGTTCCAGATGTCCGACTGGTCCCGGTCTCCGCACCAGAAGTGGTCAGAGCCCTGCTTCCATCCGTACAGAATGGGCTCGTACTGGCGCTGATAATCCGCGCGCCCGAGCGTGAAGGTGTTCTTGGACCAGATGATGAACGTGGACCACTTGCCCCCTGCCTTAATCCAGGCCTTTTGCAGGGTGTGCAGCTCGGACGAGCTCATGCACACGTAGCAGGCGCCCTTGGTAACCAGGAGCAGGTTCAGGCAGGCGTCGTAGAGGAACTGGAAGAATCCATCGCCCAAGTCGTCGTTCATGATGCGCCGGTCTTTGCCGCGCATCTTGTCCTTGGCGCTGTTGCCGTAGTCCACGTTGTAGGGTGGATCGGTAAAGGTCATGTCTGCAAGCTGTCCGCCCATGAGGCGCTCCACATCCGACAGGACCGTTGAGTCGCCACAAAGAAGGCGGTGGTTGCCGAGAATCCACAAGTCCCCAGGTCTGGAAACAGGATCTACTGGTGCTTCTGGGATTGCATCATCTTCGGTCAAACCACCGCCTGATTCGTCCCCGTTCAGCAGCTCTTCGAGCTCCTTGTCGGTGAAACCCATCAGGTCCAGATTGAAGTCGGCCGCTTTGAGCTCGGCCAACTCGAGTTTCAAGAGCTCGTCATCCCAGCCAGCGTTCTCGGCCAACCGGTTGTCGGCCAGGATGTAGGCCTTCTTCTGCTCGGGCGTCAGGTGCCCCAGCTCAATGACCGGCACCTCCTTGAGACCGAGCTTGCGC